AAAGGACAAGTATGTGGCCCGGATGCGGGCGCACATGGAGGCGGACGAGCTGGTGCAGGGCACGGGCTTCGAGAAGCTGGGCGGAGGGAAAGTAAAGGGTTGTGCCGTAGGGTGCACCCTGGACAACTATTCTCATGTCGGCTATGAAGAGGAATTAGGCATTCCTTTTAGTATCGCGATTTTAGAGGACAGGATCTTCGAGATGCTGCCTTGGGAACAGGCGAAGACGTTTCCGTTAGAGTTTTTAGAGGCGGTGCCTGTGGGCAAGAATCTGGACAATGTGTGGCGGAAGTTTGACATCTGGATGTTACTGGAGGCGGACATGGAGGTGTTTAAAAGGTTATCCCCGGAGGATAAGCAGCTGAGTGTAGATATTGCACAATTGCTGCAGAAGGGGATAGACGGGAAAGAGGTAGGAGCAGATGAATGGAAGGACCTAGCCTACCGAGCCGACCGAGCCGACCGAGCCTACCTAGCCGACCGAGCCGACCGAGCCTACCTAGCCTACCTAGCCGACCGAGCCTACCTAGCCGACCGAGCCGACCGAGCCTACCGAGCCGACCGAGCCTACCTAGCCTACCTAGCCGACCGAGCCGACCGAGCCTACCTAGCCTACCTAGCCGACCGAGCCTACCTAGCCCCGGCGATGCGTGCCAAGCTTATCCAACTCCTTAAAGAAGCATAACACATGAGCAAACTATTTTACTTTGATGTAGAAACTACTGGCACTGACTCTAAGTTGCACGGTATCCATCAGATTGCCGGGTTCATAGAAATCGCGGGAAGCATCGAGGAAAAGTTCAATTTCAACGTGCGGCCCAAAGCTAACGCAGTCATTGAAGAGGAGGCCCTGAAAGTGGCCAATGTTACTAAAGAGCAGATACAGGCCTACTCTCCAATGAGGGAAGTATATAACAAGCTATTAGTCATCCTTGGCAAGTATGTACAAAAGTTTGACCGGCAAGACAAGTTCTTTCTGGTCGGCTTTAACAATTCTTCTTTCGATAACGGGATGTTCCGCCAATGGTTCACCGATAACGGCGATAAATATTTTGGAAGCTGGTTCTGGTCGAATTGCGAGGATGCCATGGTTCTGGCCACAGGCCCGCTCATGGAACAGCGTCACCTAATGCCGGACTTTAAACTCAAGACTGTTGCTAAATATTTGGGCATTGAAGTGGACGAAACCAAGCTCCATGATGCGCTTTATGATATCGAACTCACCAAGGCCATTTACCAACACTGCAAAGCCAAGCGATGAAATACGATATCATTTTAACCAAGGGCGAGGATATTACCGGCGTTGCGATATTCGAATGCGAACCACAGGAAGTGTCCAGCATGCTGGCCAAGTATTTGTTCAGGCAATATACCTGTGGCTATACTGACGAAGGTGATAAGCGTGTACTTATTGATATGCGCAACAATTCGGTTGTATGGAAGCCCGGAGATATGTCGGCCACGCTTCCGGAAGGAACATTTACGCTGCGTGAGAATACCAACCCTGGCGAGGCCCCTTTTGAATCTTGGCAGAGATCACTCCCTTTCGAACGGCGCCGCCTGGTAACCACTGAGCTGGATAAGGCCTACGACAAAGGAAAAGAAGAGGGCTATGAACTGGGCCTGCAGGAAGGACGCAAACAAGGCTATAACGAAGGAATAATCGCATAGATATGCAACATAGGGAATACGAACTACTCGATTATTATTTCGGCGACTGTGTGAAAACTATTCCGCTGCCGACAAAGTATGTATATACTATCGACAAATTCGGCAACGTTTTTAGGGGGGGGCGCAAGCTAAAAGGCTATATACATTACTCCAAACCTCCGTACGACAAGCATTACAAACGCTATACATTAACCATGAAGGACGGGTCCGTTAAGAAATTTTACGGGCACAGACTCATGGGTTTTGCGTTCCTCGGATTAAAGGAAGGCGACGGTAAAATAGTTTGCCACGATGGGGTCGACGGAACGAACAACTATGTTGAAACCCTGCGCCTGGGAACAAAGCTCGAGAATCAAACCATCGATCGACTGGAGGCCGGAACCTATTTCAACCGCGGTCCGAGAAAAGAAGTACAAACCGAACAACATCCTTTTTAATGTACAGATACACAGCGACAGAGAAGTGGGACGATCCTTGGTACCGGAAATTAAAGCCGGCCGAAAAACTCATTTTCGAATACTTACGAGACCGGTGCGACAATGCTGGTTTTTACGAAATCGATTATGAAACCATGTCCTATTATACCCTGATTCCTGCCTCTGAAATTGAAGGGGCATGCAAGGGGCTTGACAAGGGGCTTCTATGGGGCATGCAAGGGGCTTGGGTGTATTTAGTGAACTTTTTGAAGCACCAAAAAAATACGCCGCTTAACCCGAATAACCCTGCGCATAAGCAAATCCTGAATTTATTCGAAGCTAAAAAAAAGTATTTCGACCTTAAAAAAATGCGAGGGGCTTGCGAGGGGCTTGGTAGCCCCTTAGGTATAGTACTATCAGATAAAGGTATAGGTATACCAAGTTCTACAGAAGGGGGTACGGGGGAAAAATCGGCGACGTTAACATTCAGCGTCGACCAGCTCGAACAATTTCTGAACGAAAGTGGCCGGAAGAAAGAAGAAATCTGCATGGCCTTTTCGATCACCCCGCAACAACTCGGAAAGTATCAGCTCGAATTTCTGACCAAGGAACGCACGAAAGAGACCTGCTGGCACAACCGGAAGGATGCGCTGGGACATTTCATCAACTGGCTTACGAAAGACAAATTAAAAACAACTAAAACACTTACCGAACAATGGTTAGCTTAATCAAAATCGCCGAGAACTTTAAAGACCGGGTTCTGGCACGATTCAACAAAACAGAACAGGCCATGCTTTCCATGGATGGCAAAACGCTGCAGGAATGTACCGACGGCGACCTCAAGAGCATGCTCTCGTATTGCTGCATCATGGTCGGCATACACCGGGTGCCAAGCGACGACGTAAAAATGGTTATCGTCGGCTATCTCCGTAAATACCACGGGGGAATGACAAACAAGCAAGTGGCGCAGGCTTTCGAACTGGCTGCCACCGGCATGTATGGCACGGCCTGTCCCGAGCATTACCAGAACATATCGCCTCAATACATCAGCGAAGTACTTACCTGCTTTACTATGAAAGTAAAAACCGTCGTAGACAAAGCAAAGCGCGCGGAGTTCCAAATGCAAATCGAACAAGCACCCAAAAGTACTCCGGAACAATATTACGCCGGATTACTCAAGGCTATTGATAAGCATCAGTTCATACCGATGATATGGGCCTGGGAGGAGGTATGCGAACATTTGATGGAGATAGCCGACATAAACATCAACTACGAACCGACACCGGACCAGGCAAAAGAACTGGTCATTGCGTGGTGCCGGAAGAAATACCCGACCCTGCCATTACAGTCCTCCTCTTTCGACTCCAGATTTAAAACAACCCGCAAAACCCAACAAGCATGAAATCACTCTTCGCCCGATTCAAACGCAAGCCGAAATTAAAATCCCTGGGCCCGGATTCCGATATACGTTGCCGGGTATTACTTATCAACGATCCGAACAATGGCTATCTGCATCATACACTTGGCATTACCGACAAACGTATGGAAGAGCTGGTCGAGATCCTGAGACGTATTACCGCCATGCATGGTAAAAAGGGACCATCGACTATTATCTCCGAGTTCAGCAAGGAAATGAAACACCCCAATGAACTGGCCTACATGTGTTATCACTTCGGCTATTGCAATAACAGTTCGCATGTACCACTAAATTTTATCAGTCCAACAAGCAAATTTTAAAACAACAAATATGAACAAAACATCATTCTTTACAGACTTAAACGAAGTTCTAGACGGGCAGCCAGCTCAGCTCGTCGTTACTTTCAAAGAAAATGGCCAATGCGTGGCCAGCTTTTTACCTACCCGCTCCGGCAGTGTCGGCGGGAAATTTAAACCCCTGAACCTAAACGGACCAGTAAAAGATTTCGACGAACAGTTCCTGCAGGAGATCCATTCGGCCGTTGCCATCGTAAAAACGGGAAGCATCGCGCAGAACAAAAACGAATTTGTGGAAGCCGTTGGCGCAGAAGCACCTGCAGTGAAGAAAACCGACAAGAAACCTACCGAATCGAAAGAGAAAATCCTGGGTAATCTTCCGGAAGGAGTGACACAAGAGCAGGCCGATAAGGTACATAAGCTCAAGGGCCAAGCCAAAGGCATGAAGTTTATCGCCGAGAAAACGGGCCTTACAGAAGCGCTGATAAACGAAGTACTGGCATGCAAGGTAAAGGCGAACACCAAGCAATTGGATATCGAAGAGGAAGCAGCCAAGGTACCGGTAAAAGTTTCGCACAAACCCGAGGACTTGGCTAACTTTAAGAAGATTCTCACCAATCAACTTCACGATGCGGAAGATGTGCTCGTATTAGCGCCCCGTAAACTTGAACGCGAACTACCAGAAGAACAAAAAATTGAATTACAAGGCGACATTACCCGAGCCCGCAGTACCGTAGAAAATTGCAAAGATAAACTCAAGCAAATAGAAGCCGGCACGTTTGGTACACGTAAGGAACAAACCGAACTGGTCCCTGTAGAAGAATTATTAACCCAATTAAATCCTAAAGCATAATGGCACTTCAAGTAACCGGCATCGAACGTAAATTTTCGATTAAAAAAGGCAAGAAAGAAGAATTCCTGCCCGATCCTGATCCGACCATGTCACCGTCGGAAGTTATCAAGCATTACATCCCCATCTACCCGGAGCTAACGAATGCCCATATCGATGGCCCCGATACAAAAGATGGCAAACTGGTGTACAGTATGAGCACCGAGGTAGGTACCCATGGCTGATAAGAACCGGAAGATAACGATTGAACAATACCTGAACCAACATCCGATATGCCCCGCACCGCCAAAGAAAAGAAAAAAACAAGCCGAGGAACGCCTGCAAAGGGACGTATTCATAGCCATGCGCGACAACGTGGACAGCCTAACACTGCATCACGCAGCACAGGTAAGGATATCGCCACCCTCAGAAATGGTGGATTTTCTGCCCTGAGCTTTCGACCAGAGGTAAAGTATAGTGCTCAGGTATTTTCGGCAAATAACGAACATCTGGCACTTAGCCACCCCTTAGAGAAATTAAAGCTCATGCGCCGGATATTAGGTTCTTTTCGGGATCAGCCAGGATTCGAACCGCCTATGGTAAAGGAGCATGCCTCCATCGATGAAGTATTAAACATGCTCACTAGCTATATACTGGAGTATTGTAAAAAGGATAAAGTAATCAACGACGTAGAGTTGGTGATGGATAGCAAAGGCAAATATCATTTCCGTCTGGGGTTTGGTTCCCAACATTATGGCCTCGGACACTTGCCATTGTTTTATCTCCCATGGATCGAGAAGCATCATCCGGCATTGTTCGATGTTTGGATAAAGGGCTTGGGTGTGGTGCGCCGTACCGGTTGTTTGTCGCTCGATGCGTTCACTAAGGGGCAAATCATGTGGGAACTGGAAGACTATTACTCTCCGGATAACCAGGAAGGCTATAATGAATTTGGTGATGAAAACAGCGACTATAAGGAAAAATGGAGGGAGGCAAAAGCATTCTATGGCAAGAAAGGACCTGTCTGCCGGTATGCGGATATGATCAGTAGGGCCACTCCTAAACAATGGACCAAAGCGTATAAAGCTTTCCAACCCAAGGCTGGTATTGAAGCTGAATTCATCCCCTTACTAGCACTCATAAACATTATCGCCAAAGCCGATCTTACACTCGACGACGAATATCTCGACGAGAGCAATGAGGATGCGATGGATATGCTACAGCCTTCCATGCAATGGGCCATGTTATGGTGCGATGATCCGGAAAAGGACCTTCTCACCCATATCCTACATCAGGATGTCGACTCCATCCAGCAAGGATTTGGCGTACAGGACTGTATTAAATACAACCACCTTACCCTGGGCTATCGATTTACCCGCCCTGAATTTAATCTCGCTTCATTGATGGATGACCTTTTCGACAGAGGGTATAAGCTGGCAACGACGCATTTTATTTATAAAGCTTATGGTAAAGTAGAACCGAGCCCAAATCTTACCTCTATTCTAACACTTCACAACAACGCTGAACAACACATAGAAATTACGGTATGAAAGAAACCAAATTAGATATCCTCGACACTTTCGGAACTAAATATGTACCTCAGGAAGTATTGGTATTCTATAGTTCCGACGACGGAAGGAACCAAAATTACCTAAGTTCCGAACGGGTATACATTGAGCATCATGCTGTACGTAGTGGTAAACTGGAAGCAGGCAAACCCATTACCCGGAAATTTATCCACGATCTAGCATTGCTTTCCCAGGAACAAAACAACCTAGCGACCGCAACGATTGAAAACCTGATGCCGGAATGTGTACTGTTTCACGATACGCGCCCGGGCCGAAATGTGGTGGCATGGCACCAAAAGCCCCAAGTAATAATCTTGAGGCTGCAGGGTAATAAAGCCGACCGAACATATAAGGTCCCTATGCCGGATATGCTCTTCTGCGCGAATGGTCCCTCTCTGCATGTATATGCGATGAAAACATTGGGTAAACGACCGACCATAGCGACGCCTCTATTTCGCGCACCGGTATGGAATACTTATGATGAAGGCGGTGTATGCATGGGTAATGTGGAGCATCCGGAAGAGGTGGAAGACATTCAGGATTTTATCGATGAATATACCCGCGCATTTTGGGCCGGCATATTCACCCATGCATCAGGTAAACCCACAAAGACCCCTATACCAAAACTATACCTCAAGCTGAAAGGAAAGAAGAGTTTTCCGTTAACGGAACTCATCCCTAGCAAGCCTGCAGGAACAATTAAACATTTACTCACACAATTATGAACACAAACGAACAAACTCAGTCTGCAGCGCCTAGACCAGCGGGTGTATTAGAAAGATTGCAAATGAAAAACCGCCAACGTGCCGAATACCTTGGTAAGATTGAAGATTGGTCGCCTAGTGAATGGGCCACTGCAGTATCCGGTGAAGTCGGAGAGCTATGCAATGAAATTACACATCAGTTACGTGGTGATACTGTACCGAAAGAAAACTTCGAAAATGAAGCCGCCGACATTGTAATCTATCTTGATTTACTGTGTCAACGAATGGATATAGACCTACCCAATGCAATCATAAAAAAGTTTAATAAAACCTCCGACAAAAAAAGCATTGATATAAAACTATGAAGCCAGTCTATCATTATACTGCAGCATATTTACTTAACCCTACACATCCGGTTACCATCAACTTGGTAGGGTGTGGTGGGACCGGCTCCCAAGTGCTTAATAATTTAGCACGTACACACTTGGCGCTTCGGGCGTTAGGACATCGGGGCTTTCATGTGACGGCTTGGGATGGCGATGAAGTAAGCGATGCTAACATCGGCCGACAGCTATTTGTAAGGGGTGATATCGGAGTCAACAAAGCACTGGCACTGATTACCCGCATCAACCGGTTTTATACATTGGGCTGGACTGCGCACAGCCGATACTGGAAGGATCCCGAAAGGGAACAACATGCTAATATCACCATCAGCTGTGTTGACAATGTGCGCACCCGTCGCATGGTATTGGAAGGATTGGTTAAGCAGGATAAAGCAACATTAAAATACAAGGATCGCCGTGTCGATGATCCTCATATTCCTTTTTATTGGCTGGACTGCGGCAATAATAAGGATAAAGGACAAATTATCCTGGGAAATGTTCGACCGATTCCTCAACCAAAGCCGACCAAGGAATTTACCACACAGGAAAACCTCCCGAATCTATTCGACATATTTCCGGATATGGAAAGGCATGAAGGCAAAGAAAGTGGGCCAAGTTGTTCCTTGGCCCAAGCTTTACATAAACAGGATCTATTCATCAATAGCACACTGGCTCAATTCGCTACCCATCTTATATGGAAAATGTTTCGCAATGCTCGGCTGCAGTACCATGGTGTATTCCTTAATCTCGATACCATGCAAACTAATCCTTTAAAAGTAAAGGCATGATCATCGGTACCGAATGTCCATCCAGGAAGCGCATGTTCCCTACCAAGGAATCTGTCAAGGATTACATTACGGAAAACACCGCCAAGCATTTACGATACGGTATTCGCAAGCTTTACTATTACTTATGTCCTGTCTGTGGGATGTATCATTTAACGAAACAAAAACAAGTTCTAACACCAAATAAAACAAAACAACATGAATCTAAAAGACAGAATCCAGGCAAAAATTGACGAGAACACATCGAACATTAATTGGCTCACCGACATGAATGAAGAGCTTACAGCGCTTTTAAACGATGAAGATGACAATGGGGGGGGGTATTAAGGAAGAAGTAACACCAAAAGCCCGAAAAACGAAGAAAACCAAAGCCGGAAGAGTGAACCAGCAAAAAGTAATATTACAAGCACTGGATAGCGTCGGCGATATGTCATTCGACCAATTGGCAGAACATCTGGATATTGTCAATGATACGGTCACTAAAGGCAATTATAGCCGGGCCTTAAAGCGCTTAGTGGAAAAGGAGCAGGTAACCGAAGAGGATGGAATCTATTCAATAGCCAGCGAATTCGAAACAAAAGGCGAAATGTTATCGGCAAAAGATTTTAAGAAACAATTTTAAACCAATATTATATGAGTACAGAATTTTATGAAGTACCGAAAAAGCGCCCCTATGATAAAGAGGCCGCTGCGATTGCCCGAAAAAAAAACAGGGGATTGCCTTTTTATGCCGTCGAGCAAAAGATTAAAGGACAAGTAATTATGACGCCTGGCCACGTTCGAAATACGGGAAGGGTTAATTTTGCACCTTGGAAATAAAATCTGTCAATTTACTGTCGGCATGGCTGGGAAATTAAAAGGCGCAAAAGATGGGGTACCCTTCAAAAAGGGTAAGGACCCGCGTCGTAACCTATCGGGCCGACCCGTGAAATTCTTCACCACCATGAAGCAAGCTGGCTACAAGCCCGTCGAGGTAACCGACTGCATTCAGGCAATGCTCGGTTATACTGTCGAGCAACTCCAGGAGATTATGAACGAAAAGGAAGATGCGACAGTACTCGAAAAAGGGGTAGCGAAGCTTTTGTTTAATTTCGTCATTACTGGCGATACAACAGACCTCGACACACTCTTTCACCGGGCTTGGGGTGCACCGAAACATCAGGTCGAGCACTCCGGCGAAGTAAAGACCAATGCCCCTGTAATCAATATACTTCCTCTCCGTGGATCTAAGCCAACCTCAGAGTGATGCCTGGCATTACCTGCATGACAATGAACACACCGAGGTATTGTTCGGCGGTGGAGCTGGCGGGGGTAAGTCAATGCTCGGCTGCACCTGGCAGATCAATGAACGTATTGCGCACCCTGGTACCCGGGGTATCATTTGCCGAAAAGAATTAAAACTCATTCGGGAGTCGACACTTGTGACTTTTTTTTACATGATGGGCCAGCTCGGCTACAAGGCCGGCACCGATTATGAGTATAACAGCACACTGATGACTGTTACATTCTCCAACGAAAGCACCATCACATTCAAAGACTTGGGATGGATCCCCAGCGATCCCAACTTTGAGCGGCTTGGCTCCAGCGAGTACACTGATTGCTTTATCGACGAGGCGGGTGAAATCACGGAGAAGGCTTTCGATATCATTACTTCCCGTTTGCGTTGGATGGTGAAGAAAGGCACCGCCATTCCTTTGTCGAAGGTACTACTCACCTGTAATCCGAACAACAACTGGATAAAGGCAAAGTATATCAAAAAGGAAAACAAAGAAGTGATACTCAAACCCTACCAAGCTTTTGTGCGGGCTCTGGTCACCGATAATCCCGACAAAGATTTCGCAGAGACCTATGTACAGCAGCTCAAACGCATGAACAACACCTACGACATCGCCCGGTTATTGGATGGCGACTGGGATGTAACCGAACGTACAGGTGGCGAGTTTTACAAAAGCTTTGATACCCTCAAGCATGTGAAGCAAGTCCAATACGACCCGAGCTTACCTCTTCACCTCAGTTGGGATAAAAACGTGAAGCCTTACCTACCCTGTGGCGTGTTCCAAATTAAGGGCAAAACGGTAATGATGATTGACCTGTTCCTCGGCAAGAGCCCGAACAACAAGGTGTGGACCGTGTGCGATTGGATACGCTCCAAGTATGGCGAGCATACGGATGGTATGTTCATCTATGGGGATTCGACGGCCGACAATAGTGACCCGTCCCTGGAAGAGAACCGAACCTTTTATGCGCAGATCATGCAGCGACTGGCATCGTTCAGCCCACAGAAGCGTGTACCTGCCAGTAATCCTTTGGTCGTTCCTAGGGGTCGGTTCATTAATGCTATTATGGACAGCAACTATGCCGGTATTTACTTTATGATATCGGACCAGCTGAGCGAGGCCATCAATGAATTCACCAACGTAAAGGAAAATGCCGAAGGCGGCAAGGATAAGAGCACAGAAAAGGACCAGTCGGGCGCTACATATCAACGCTGGGGACACATTTCCGACCTCACCGACTACATCATTTGCAAGGCCTTCAATAGCGAGTATGAGCGCTTCAAGCGCGGAGGTGTAGCGGCCTTCGATAACGCTGAAATATTCGACGCCCCCACCAACATTTCGTATTAACTTTGCAATATGAAATGGAATAACATTACAGTACTACTAGGCGGTAAAGAAATAAATATCATCCCTCTCATATTGCCAGAACATAAATACAAAGCAGGCGACTGGATAAATGTCGATGGGTATCCGTGTCAGATTATGTGGGCAGGCTACGGTAGGACCCATGCACCAATGTATCGCTGTATGTGTGATGGTTTTGAATGGGATATTCTTGAATCCCTCATCATAGGAATGTGGTAAAATAGTAGGCGTATAACGGGGGGTAAAGCGGTGCGTTTCCGCTTTATTTGTGCCATGTACCTAAGAACGCGAGACTACGACCCCGCCATCCTGGCCCCCAACCTATTGCAGATAATCACCAACGCAACGGTTGCCGACTTAGGCATTCGCCAGATCGTAGAGAATTACGCCAAAGGTGTCGTACGGTCCTACCTTAAACAAAAATACTATACCGACTGGGAGTTGACCGACACCAATGTGTATTCGCGGTACATCGCCAACACCACTACACCAATTCTGTTCTATTCCGGCTCCCGGGTGGAACTTAACTTTGCCGCGTATGTGCCGGCCAATACATACAACATCGGCGACACCTGCAGTGTAACAGCCGCAGGAGTAACCACTGAATACATCTGCAATACGAACGGTACCACAGGGACATTCAATCCATCTAACTGGTACGCCGTAGGCATTCAGTACGACCTGTGGAATGTGCAGATGCCCTATCCCCTCTTCAATGTCAATGCCAATTATAAAATAGGTGATATCCGCTTTTGGAAGGGAAATCTATATTCCTGCCAGCAGGCTACAGCTGACCTCACTACCAACGATGTGCTGGATGCGATTACCATCAGCAATATACCTAAGCCGAATTCGTTCCCGGGTGATGGCTCTACCGCCAGCCTCAACCAATGGGGTATCGGCGTCCCCTATACATTCAGCATCATAAATCTTTCACAATACAACGCATGGTCGAACGTCGGCAGTTACCTGCAGGGGAATATCATCACGCACAACAACACAGCGTGGATATCCCTACAAGGCACACTGGCTTCGCCTAATATCAATAATGAACCAGGCTCGGACAATGTTAACTGGGGGGTATATGCCTTCAATGGCATAGCCCCGAATGTCCCTTTCAATACGCCATGGTCCGGAGTAACAAACTATACCGCAGGACAACTGGCCATGAATGGAAGTATGCTGTGGGTGTCGATATTCGGTACTGCAAGCGTTCCCAATGTGGGAAACATCCCCGGGGCCGACATCAAAAATTGGGTGCCACTTACCTGGGTATATGGAGACAACCGCGATCAGGTTCTTCTGCCGGCCATGGTAAATATCAGCCTGAAGATGTTACACGAACGCATTCCGCCAAAGCAGATACCAGAGATACGGCAGCTCGCGTACGATGACGCCATCAAAACGCTGAAGGATATCGCCCACGGAGAAATCAACCCCGATGTATTACAGCCCTATCAAACCGATGCAGGGCAAACGGTAACGGCCATCGGCATCACCAAAGAAAATAACACATGGTAATCGACATCAAACAACTGACCAAAGAGGAGCTACTGGAGTTCTTCCGCACCCAACAGAAACGGGTAAAAGAAATGTGGGCCGTGCTTTCCGAATGGTGCACCGGGCATTATACAAAAAGCATCAAGGCGATACAGAAGCTTCGCAGGGACATCAAGCAGATCGATTACGTGGTAATGGAGCAACACAACCCGCTTACCAATGAGGTCCTGTACTATATCGAAATAAAGAAATACGGGCGGCCCAAATATATCTACCGCATCAAAAACGTGGTGCATCAGCAATTATTCGGATGCGACCGCGACGGCTTTTTCGGTAATTACCAGAACGCCCTGAAGATTCAGAAGTTCATCAGTGGCGAAACAAAAATCATTAACCGGCCCGCTGTAAAGCCAACAGAAAACGATGAGAGACGTTGACAAGTTCATGAAGAAATACAGCGTGGTAAAGAACTTCGCTTTACCCGGTGGTGGTGCCACGGAACGGAACGCCAAACTGGCTTTTGATTTCGGCAACTGGGCCCAGCCCGGAGACGGAGCGTTATTGCCCGGTGGTATCCCTTCTCCCGAAAACATAAGTGGCTATATTGCGCCTGTACAGTTTCAGCGTATCCGGCATGATGTGGGCCTATGGCGCGAAGCGGTAAGAGAGGCCGAGCTGGCCATCCTGCCTTTTCGTGTGCGCATGCAGCGCATGTATGTCGATACCGTATTGAACCCGCACCTGCAGGCATTGATGTTGCGCCGTAAGCGGCTCACTTTGCTGAGGGATTTCGATATCTGCGTGAATGGCCAGCCCAGTGAAACTTTAACCGAGGTGTTTAAGAATCAGTGGTTCTACGACTATCTTAATCATTCCCTCGATGCCAAGGCCTACGGCTATTCTCTGATACAGCTTTCGAATCCTGATAACGATGGATGCGAGGTGGACCTTGTGCGACGGTTCAATGTGAGCCCTGACCGCCGGGTAGTATCCCTTTTTGAATATTCCGTCACCGGTATCGACTTTGACGATCCTGTGTTCAACCCCTATTTAATATTTGTAAAGACCCCGACCGAAATCGGCGTAAGCAAATGCGGCTATGGCTGGCTGTATAAGGTGGCTAACATCGAGCTGATGCACCGCAATCTGTTACAACAAAATGCTGACTACTGCCAGACTTTCGCCCATCCATTACGAACCATCAAAACCGAAAAGCTTCAGGGCGATGCGGACCGCAAGCGTTATACCGAGTTCCTAAAGAACCAGGGTGCACTAGCCGGCCTTATCCTCGACCCATCCGATGAGATCGAGTTCCATGAGGCCAATACAGGGACCGGCTCGAAGTGTTATGAAACCTTCGGCGCTACACTGGAGAAGATGATGTCGAAAATGGTGCTCGGCCATGGCGATGCATTGGATTCTGTTCCCGGAAAACTGGGGAAGGAATCGAATGTGGAGGATGCCATCAATGAAGTGAAGATAGAAGATGGCCGTTTTGTAGCCTGGGATTTCAAAAAGAACTTGGTTCCTAAGTTACAGGGCCTAGGTGTACCCCTGCCACAAAACACCACCATCGTGTACAACAATGACGACGAAATGCTCGAGGGCCAAACCAAGGAAGCCGAGAACGCCCTGATTTTTGGTCAGGCGCTTTACCAGCTTTCCCAGGCAGGCTATCAAGTAGATGTAACCGAAGTATCTGAGCGCCTCGACATGAATGTGATAGTGAAAGTACAACCGGCCAACCCCGGAGCACCCGATGAAGAGCACAAACGCGCAGCCGACATACAAAACCGCATTAATCTGATTTATTTCAAACGCCACGGCAAACAACTCAATGCCTAAAAAGAAACCCGACATAAAGAGTTCTACCGTTCAGGGCATATTTGCCGGTGTGATCACTGTGCATAACCTGCCGCAGGATGTATACTATATGAATGCGCAGAAGCTTATGTCTGGTGTGCACAAAGGCTGGAAGGGTTCTGTGCAGCTTGCCTATAATTCCCCCAACTGGAAGTTATACGAAAGCATCAGCGACAATATTTTCCTATTCTCCGGCGCCAAAACCTTCAAGCAAACCCTGGATATGTCCGAGGCCCTGCTCGATGAGGACGGCAAGCTGGTCCCTTTCGATAAGTTCAAGGAAGTGGCCGGTGAAATCTTCAGTACGTTCAATGAGGATTATCTGGAGTCGGAATATTACACCGCACTGGATGGGGCCCGCGAAGCCGACAAGTGGCTCGACTATAAAAAGAATGGCGTAGAATACCTGCGCTTCCTGACCTCCAATGACGAAACCGTCTGCGAAATATGCGGGGGATACGATGATACGGTACTACCCATTACCGATTCCTTTTGGGATGTAAATTACCCGCCGCTTCATTTCAGGTGCAACTGCACTACGCAGCCTGAGTATGATGCCGAGGAAGAAACCGAGCGCCCTGAACAAAGTGATGTATCTCCTGGCTTCCGGAACAATATCGCCAAGACGGGAGTTATCTTCAATAAGCACAATGGGTACTTCCAGATACCGGCAAAGTACAAAGATTTGGCAAGAAACAACTTCGGGTTACCGCTGCCCGCCCATACGCTATCCAAATGAGGCACAAACTCGATTTTAAAAAGGCCATACGCTTGCTAGAGGAAAAGAAATCTACCTTACCCAATCAGCTGGCCCATATTGCCCAGTCGGCTTTCATCAACAACTTCCGCACGTCGAGCTGGTTCGGCAATAAATGGCCCGAGGTACAACGCAGGCTCAAGCCAGCACCGAAAAGCGACCCTAAGGCAAATAGCCGGGGTATATTACGGGGTAAGACCCGCAGGCTCCTGCATGATGTGGAGCACTCCATCCGTGAAGCCAATTGGAGGGAAATACGCTTAGGTGTATCGGTCCCTTACGCCGAATACCACAACGACGGTACCGATAAGATCCCGAAGCGCAGGTTCATGGGCGACCATCCGAAGCTCAGGGCCAAGCTCCGTAAAAAAATGGATACAGAACTTAAAACCATTTTCAAATGAATATTTATACATGCGACTATAAGACCGTCCGGAACATCATCAGTGAGTACCCGGATTACATATTCTACCAACAGCACCGCAATCATTGCTTAGTGATGCTGGTGGCCAAAGAACAAACCATCGTAAAGAAGTTTAACCTGGTATTGCAATCCTTTCACTCCAAAGTAGATTGAAACAGATATTCCTCGACATACAAACCGCCTTGCAAAATAACCCACCGGTATATGCACTCCCTTCCGGAGTGACGCTGGATGCGAACGGTTGTGTGTTCCTGTATAACCATCAGCTGGAAGATTTGGAGAAAGGAGAACGCCCGGAGTTCCCGCAGGTGAGTTTCTTTGTCGAGTTCATCAATCCTATCGTTTATAAACAGGGAGGCAATGGTGTACAGTTTGCGTATTTTAAAACCCGCATCTATATTGTGCATCACTTTTACCTAGCTACGGATGGATTAGATGGCGGTCAGGGCGACCAGGATCTAACCATCTTCGACCTAAAGCAATGGGTGTATATCACCCTGCAGCAATTCAGCCCGACAAATACCGGCGAAATGGTCCGCACCTCCGAAGCGGTGGATTATTCGCACGACAACGCCAACGTATATGCCATGGAGTTCGACTGCGTATTCGAAGATATCGCAGCGGATGCACCGATCGGCGGAATACCGATGACCCCGGCACCGACACTCAACCCAACAATGACAATACAAGATTAACATGGCACGAAGCACGGCACAAATACAGGCGCAGATCCTCAGCAACCTGCAAACCAATTACGGGCAGGTGGGGCAGCCCTTTTACTATTATTTCAACGATGCGAATGCCAATCCCATAACGCCGAGCCAGACCAGCATCGTGATGATCCTTATTTATATTCTGTCGGCTGCGATGAACCTGTTCGAACAGTTCAACGACTTGTTCCTGAGCAATGTCGAAACCCAGGTAACGAATGCGCCGGTATTTTCGGCACCTTGGTACCAGAACCAGCTGTTAAACTTCCAGTATAGTTCCAGTTCACCCCAGCTGGTGTCGCAAAACCCATCTACCTTTGCCGTGTTCTATGCTGTCGTAAATGCGGCTCTGCGAATTATTACACAAGCAGCGGTGATCCCTACGAATAACCGAACCATAAATATCAAGGTCGCCAGTAATTCTGCACCACTTAGCTCGCCTCAAATCACGGCCGTGAAATCCTTTTTAACTGCAATAGGAATACCAGGGACACAGTTTAATATCATCAGCGAAAATGCGGACCAGTTATTCACGCAGGCCACTGTGTATTATGACGCTACCTATAGCGGTGTTATATCCGCCAATCTATTGGCTGCGTATGATGCGTTTCTGGCTGCTATCCCATTTAATGGGACATTCGAAGTATCTCAATTACAGGAAGCATTGATGGCAGTACCCGGGGTAAAAGATGTAGTATTTAATACCTTGAAAGCCATTCCACCAATTGGTAGCCCTGTGTACCTGTATGAAACCATCGGCGGTAATCCTACCTTATTAAATCGCAACTGGGCAACCGTTGCGGGATATATAATCGACGATACGACAATAGGCCAGGATTTTGTTTCGAATCTAACCTTGGTAGCTGCATGAGCATCTTTGATGTAAACTACCAGAATTGGGCCCTGAATGAATTGCCGGCACCGAAACGCAAGCCTGGGTTATTGAATTGGTTATATGCTTTGCTCTATCCGCTTCAGTGGAGGCACGACATCAATTATAACACCTACATCAACGGCTCTTCCGACAATGCATATTCTTTAACGAATACCTATACCAAAGGGCAGCGCGTGATATATTATATACAGGCTGGCGGTTTGTATTATGGTGACAATGCCGTATATGAAGCCAATACCAATGTCCCGATAAACACACCGCCGACGGCAGCCAACCAAGTTAATGCGAATGGTGCAGGATACTGGATACAGGTGCAGCCGAATTTCATCGGGGTATATGAACGGCTCGGCTGGAGCTGCCAACAGCTGACTATGGAGATCGCACTGAATCGCTGGTTCAATGTCGCCAACTTTTCAAAACAACAATGGGACCATACCGGAGCTCCTCCATATACTCAAATTTATATAGACACGAATGTACTGGATAGTGGAGAGGAGTACTGGCCACCTGTTCCCATAGGCTATTATTGGCCCAATCAGTCAGTGTTCGATGTCAGCTATTGGCCACCCGTTCCAGGACCGGTCCTGGTATACGATTTTACAATATATGTGCCAAATACGATTTTTAATCATTTGGTATTGGGTTCGGTATTCAGCCCGGGCCATACCGAAAACATCTCTAGCGTAACCCGGAACGGTTCCATCATCCGTGCGCTGGTCGACAAGTTCAATGCAGTAGGAATGCTCTATAACATAACAACATACTAACATGAAAAAGAAACTCCCTTTATCGACATCCACCTCAAACTATCCTCCAGGGGATAATAACCCGAATGGTCCCGTAACACTAGACTGGCTCACACTGGGTATTGAAGAAGCCATTGCCGGAATAGCCCTGTTTCTGAATCAGGGTGTAACGAATAAAGTATACATCCTTACCGGTACTTTAACGATAGCCGGGGGTAATTATACTTGGTCGGGCGGTTATTTATATTATGCCGGCGACGGTTCCGGCCTCGGAAAGGGTGAAGTATTTACGGTTAATCCGTCAAGCGGAAGTATGAATAGCCATGCTTACCTGAATGCAGCTGTTGATAATTTATTTTCCGGCGCGGATCCCGTAATATACAGCGACAATACTCCCCGTAGCCCGCATGCCACCCGAGGGATTACATTTACTCCAGCGTCTTCTCCATCGGCCGGCGCAGTTAGTGCCGGTACAGGCTCCCTTCCTTATGGATTGATAACCACATTGCCAGATGCGACATTGTGGGTGCCACTAAATCAACCACAGATTACTATTGTGCCTCCAACTGGTTCAGGTCCTTCGTATGCATTCAGAGCTGGATATAGTCAAAACAATCGCCTTGCCTTTTGGAAAGATGCTTTTGGATTGGTGCATATACAAGGCGACTTTACAAGTGCTGGTACAGATGCTACAGGATATATTTTTACCTTACCTGCAGGATATATTCCAGCCAATCCCGTATATGGTATAATGATGACAACTGGTGCCAATTATTCTACTTACAAGGAGAATGTGGCTTATTTTGTTACTATTGATACAAGTGGAAGAGTAAGCGCTGGATATACAGTGCCATCCGATGCGGGTAATTACAGTTTAATATTCCAGCCTTTTACAACCGAATAAGTTCACGGGTCGACACTTCATTGTCGTTATATATAATCTCCTCAATCAATGGAATCTTGGGGAGGTTATTTTGTTTTTGTGTATAGGTGCCTATAAGTTGACCGGTTAATGTATAATACCGCACCATTGTTATTTTTTTATCCGGCGCCGAGAGTTCATTAATAGCCAGCAAACGACCTTCTAATTTCATTTCGAAAATATGCGTACCATCATATTGATATTCGATACAGAATCCCTGGTTACTAATATATTCTGGATACACAATGTTTTTATGTATTACCGTATTGGTATTAAGTATGGCGGCCGAATCCACATTAAGCAATTCAACTTGATATGTGCTATCATATGTCCAGTGATATAAACATTCCATTAAGCTATCATATTGAGAATGCAGAAATGTATCTCTTCGCTGTATTTGATATTGATATTTTATTGTTCGACTAAAATCTGGCATATCCAAACTATCGTGGCCGACTACAAGCACAGGGGTTTGTGCGGTGGTATACAATGAAACAGCCACCATTATCAGGAGTAATACTTTTCTCATAAGACAAGTTTTATCCAGCTAAGGTATACAAAAAAAGATTCCCCTCGCGGGGAACCCTTAATTATGGTTTGTGTATGGTCACCGGCTTGTCGTTATTGGCCGGGAGATAGTCGCCGTTATCGACATCCTTTTTAGTAATCTTAGGCTCGCTGTATAGCGCCAGATAGGGTCTGCCTACTTCGTCGGTTTCCGGCACCACTTTCACATCGCTGTAATCGACTGCATCTTTTTTGAGTGCCAAGGTGTGCAGCGGTTTTAGATGATATATAACCCGAGCGGCTACTTTCTTGCTGTATGGATCCTGTCCCTCCGTCCATGCCCGGGCCACTACCTTGTAACGCTCTTCCGGTTTCGGCACAATTAGTTTGCCCTTTTCGTAGAAGGGCAGCGGCTTTACGATGGCGGTCACTTTAAAGGCGAACTCGGCGGTGATGGTTTCTTTTTCGTTACTCATTTGATGTAAAAAGTATGTTCAGGTATAAGGCTATTGGTAACTATTTCATAACCGAGTATATGTGTCGGGGGTTTGTAGTCGGCAGGCAGCGCTTTGTTTATTTCAATTAACCTATCGCACATCATATCCTGGTATTTTGCCAAATCTCTTTTACAGAGGTATATGCAGAGCCTTTGGTATGAACCTGGCTTGCAATAATCAGGATGTTGCTGTAAGGCTGCCCTGATCATTTCGAATATATTATCTCTGGTAAGTATCATGCTTTCCCTGGTCGTTTACGTTCCTCCGGTGTCATGCGCTCGTACAGGCCCAGCAACTTGGCCACCTGCGCTTCGGGCATGCTCTCATAATGTTTGCGGAGCAATTCTTTAATGATGTCGATCTTATCCCGGGAGCCGTTAAACGCATCTGCAGTGAGTAGCTTTTGCAGCCGCATCCCCAAGCGTATCGTAATGTTTCCGGTGATAGGACCCTCCATGTTCGGTGATTTGCTGCGAAACAAATGAATTACATTCTTATTCACGCCCGTTAGGCGTATACTTTTTAACAAGTTTATGAACAGGCTTAAATAGCTTACGCCTACTGGGCGTATAGAGCCTTTTTCGCGATTACATCGGCTGACTTTTGCATCATGAAAGTAAAAGCATTAGCCGATTTCAGCCTTCCCTACGCAGAGTATTTAGACACTGCACATCCTTGTATGCTATTGCAGCAAGAAGTAGGCGGCGCAGGAATCGACTGCGAGCTTTTCACCCGCTCCTTAATGACCATCGACCAACTCAGGGAAGAAAAAGGATATCAGGATGTAACCATCCTTATCAATACTCCCGGTGGCGATGTGAACAAAGGAATGGGAATCTGCGATGCCATCCTCCGTGTAAAGATACCGGTAGATACATTCATCATCAATGCCAAATCGATGGGCGCATGCATTGCAGCTCAGGGCCGCGAAGTCACCATTGCCGAATTCGGTCAAGAAATGATTCACGAAGCTTCGTTTGGCGATGAAGAAACAGACAAGGAACGGAAAGAGGAACTGGAACTGGCCAATGATACGATTGCCAAGCTTATCTCTTCCCGCAGGTCCATCAGCTACGAAGCCGTTCGCAAACTCATGAAGCGCGAAACCTGGATCAAGTCCGAGGAAGCCCTCGAGCTGAAGCTGGTTGACGAAATCGAAAAATCTGAAAACCTTAATAACACCGCAAAGTTTGCGGGTACGATTGTCGCTACCGCGAATCGTGTAGAACTCTTAAAAAAAAAAGTAGCATGAAAGAACTAGCGCTTAGTCTCGGTTTTAAAGAAGAGGACCTGAAAGGCCTCAACGATGTGCAAATCAAAGCCAAGTGCGATGAAGCCATCGAAGCGTTGAAAAACCCTGACCTACAAATCGCCGCCCTGGTAAAAGAGGGATATACCATCACTGCCAAGAAAAAAGCAGAAGATGACGACGAGGATGAGGACGAAGCCAAAGGTGGCGAAACCAAACCTGCCAAGGAAAAAGCCAAGGCAGATGCAGGAGACGACAGCGAGAAAGGTGTGAGCAAAGCAGCACACGACAAATTGAAGGCTGCCCACGATAAGTTGAAGGACCGCGTTTCCGATTGCGAAAACGAAATCAAAAAAATGAAGGACAAGATGAAAGCATCGACCGACGGTGAAATATCCGCCCGTGTAGAAACCAAAGTCACTGCCCTGGTTACTGCCGGCAAAATTGCCGACAACGATGAAACCAAAGCGATCGTTCGCAAAAACCTGACCAATGACTTCGATGCGTTCGCTCCGATCTACGATGCCATCCCTGGTAAAGCAGTGACTGCAAAAGCACCCGGTGTAAACGCCGTGCTTGACCTTGCTGCGAAAACCAAAGAGGAAAATACCAAACCTGCCGCACCTAAAAAATCAGCCATCCTGGCCGCTATGGATGAAGCCGAAGTCAACGGAAAAGCAACTGAAAAAGCAATAAAATAATTTTAAATACACACTGCCATGAATGACGCACTAACGATTGTCGACACACGCTACGCCGGAGACCAACAAGCTTTTTGGTGGCCGCGCGCAACGGTAACCATGACCACCGTTGCCAAGAAAGCCTGTATCGTAATTGACGGGGTTAAAAAGCAAACTTCGGTAACCACCCTGGATACCGATATGCCCTTGCAACCGAACGCAGCTACACCAGCTCCGGACGGCAACCCTGTAACGATTAACTCGACCTTGCTCGTTCCGCAGGACGTGATGGTGTTCAAATTGTTGAACCCACGCGATTTCGAACAACACTGGAACGCCATTGATTTGGCCAAACAAATCATGGCACGCGAATTGCCCCCTACTGCCGCCGCTTATATTGTGAGCCAGGTATTACGCAGGGCATTTCAATACCTTGACCAATGCTTATGGGTGGGCTCGACCGAATACCAGGGCAAAGTAGCCGCGAACGATGTTCGTAGCCAATACCAATATTTCAACGGATTCATCCAAAGAATGGTGAACGATGCTACCGTAAAAAGCGTAGCCGGCGTATCGACATTCACCAATTCGAACATCGTAGGATTCATGGAAACCGCGATACAGGATACGGACCCCTTACTGAAGGCTAACCCCGACAAATGGAACCGCCTGAAGTTCGTGATGAACCCTAACACCAAAACTTTGTTTGACCAGAACATGACCATCGGCACCACCTACAAAAACTTAGGGTATGCCGACAGGACCCCGAACTACTTCCAGGGTTATGAGATCATCGAATTGTACGGTGTTCCCGATAACACCTTCGTATTCGGCGAATTCATCAACGACGGCACCGGAAACTTCGCCATCGCGATCAACGCATATGAGGACATGGAGCTGAAGCTCGAAAGGTACCGTCCGGAAGATGAAAGGTGGTTTGTACAAGGCAAAATGAAAATGGACGTGGGCTATGGATGGGGACAACAGATTGTACTCTGTACTACCCTCACCACTGCATCCTTTATCGCATAACCAGTAAAATTTAACGAAATGAAAAATATACTTTTAGGCTTACTCCTGGCCTTTACCTTAGGAGCCGACGCTCAAATCGGCAATTCGCCGTATACTACACCTGCTAATGCTACTTCCTACTCGGGAGTGCTTCCGAGATACTATATCTCCGGTGTGCAAGGCAGCGTAAGCGGGCAGAATCTGACCTATTCGTTAATCCCATTCACCTTCGCCACCAAAACGGATACCTCAAAACTGTTTTTAGGCGCATGGCAAAATCAATGGATACCTTCCGACAGCTTAGCAACTGCGCTGGAATCCGACAGTATTGTGGTGATCTCTATTAAAAGCAATGACGGCCAACCCGCCGGAAGCTTTACCGGAGATAACCTGAAACTACAGATACCGATGGGTACCTATGGCGGAGTGTTAAGCGCTGCCACGAATCATGCATCGATTCGGGGACACATCAACTTCCGCAATAAGTACGGTCCATATTTTTCCTGGACTACCGGAGCGGATAGCACAACGACTATCTCCCTGGGACAAACCCTGTATATCGAATTCCAATGTACCGACGGCGTACACTGGCTTGAAAAATCTAAAATCACCAAGTAATGGCTAAAACAGATCTTATCCCTAAACAGCTTATCGCTACCGTTAGGGAAAACCCGAACATTCAGGAAGTATTTATCGAGGATGAGCCCCGTACCCTGACCCGTAATGTGGATGGCGACACCAAAGCCGTTACGCAAAACTGGTGGCATTTTAACCATGCCAAAGAAATACGGGAAATCGGAGCCGATAAAAAACCTACCGGACCCACTTACTTAACTGTAAACGGCAGGCGCGTGACCAAGTTCACCCGCGAAGACATTCTCTCGGCCGACAAAAAAGCCAGCGCATGAAGATAGAATCCAAAAATCACGCCATCGCGCATGCGCAAAAATACCCGGCTTACAATAGCGCGAGTAGGATTGCCGTAGACGAAAGCGGCAATGTGATTTTCGGAGGTTCCGATGAAGCGATACTGGCCATGAAAGGACAAGTGTACATGGTGAAGGGCGAAATGCCGGCAAAGGCTACCGCTCCCGCCTCAAAAGATACCAAATGAGCTTACCAGATGTAGATATTATCATAGGCAACGGAGATACCGGGCAACAACCTGCAGGACAGGATTATGTTTCCGGTATGGTGTTTTATACCAGCTCCCTGCCTTCCGGCTTCTCTTCAGGAGCCAGGGTAAAAATGATTACATCGCCCGGGTCGGCTAATTCCTTAGGCATCAACCAAAGCTATTCGGACGAAACCCAGGCCATCGTCAAGTTCCAGATTACCACCAACGGAACCACAGGCGACCAAGTGAGCGTGGTATTCAACGAACCGTTGGCCGGCAATGTGACACTCTGCAATTATACCCTTAAAAATACCGATAGTTCGGCGACGATTACTGCGGCATCCATTGCAGCGGCCATCAATGCCAACTCCAGTAATACCGGTGGATATACCGCCACTGCTTCCACAACGTATGTAAGTGTTACCCTGCGCAAGGGATTGGGTGTGTGGGCCAATACCAACTATGCCACCCTGATGACCTTCGTTATCGTAAGCGGCACAATGGTTATCGCTGCTCCGACATTACCTACTGCAGGTGTAGCTTCATTGCTTGCTGTATGGTATTATCATATCTCTGAATTCTTCCGCCTTAACCCGACAGGGGTATTGTGGGTAGGGTTCTTCGCAGTACCAGCTTCCGCTTCGGCATATAATTTTAACGAAGTACAATCGGTTCAGAACGCTTCCAGCGGAGCAGTCCGCCAGATAAGTGTATTTGTGAATAATCCGAACGGTACAGGAGGCAGTTCTATTACGAACCTCTCTACTCTCCAAGCCTGGGTGGCCAGCTCTATCGGTTTACTCCAAGGCCAGAAAGTTACATTGTACAATCAAAAGACCCCGCTTAATATCCTGTTCGCATGCGACATGACCTTAAGTGCCGGCATTGCAAATCTCACCCTTGATCTTTCGACCTTAACCGGTGACCATATATCCTTTGTTATTTCACAGGACGGAGCCAACCAGGGATATTACACCTGGGCCACCACCGGCTTCTCGATCACTGACATAGGAGCCAAACTAGGCGCCGTAAGTTCGGTAGCCGTAAGCGATTCCATTGCTGATGTAGGTGAGGTGAATATGACAAATGGCGCTGAACTGAGCGTGCCTGCCTTTTTTGATGGTACTTTATATTCGACCCTTATCACAGTAGATGGCGTATCCTTCGCCAATCAACTGGACACCTGGAGGTATTGCTTCCTCAGAACCTTTACCGGGCAAACCGGCACATACAATAATAATGACCACACCTGCGTGGTGCTTTCGAACCAGTTCAATTATATCCGTAAAGGAAGGACATTCGACAAAGCCTACCGGCTCTTATATCCTGCGTACCTGCCTTACCTGAATGGTAAGCTAAAACTTAATTCTAACGGTACCCTGGCGAATACCACGGTAGCCACCTTGCAGAATGTAGGTAATGAAGCACTCGACCCGATGGTACGGTCCAATGACCTTTCAGGATATACTGTCGTGGTTCCTGCAAACCAGAACCCGAACAATACCGGAATCCTGAACATTACAGTAAACCTATTGGGTGTACCTGTAGCCATGCAGATTAACGTAACCTCTCAATTCGTGAACTCACTATGATACAAACAGCACTTATAGGAGGTATCAATTATGCATGGGCCGACATTACCCTGATGTTATTCGGTAACCCGGTGCGCGGCATAAAGTCGATTAAATACGATAAGAAAGCCGATAAGAAAAACACGTATGGACAGGGTCGTGAACCTGTATCCCGTGGCATCGGGCGTAATGAATACAATGCTGAAATCGTGATCCTGAAGGACGAATGGCAATCAGTAATTGAAGCCGCCATTGCTGCAGGATACAATGATCCTACCGACATTCCTTATTTCAATATACCGGTCCTCTATGGTTCTTCCCGTACCCAGGCAAAACAGGACACCTTGCTGGCCTGTGAATTCCTGGCCGACCCGATGGAATCCAAAGAAGGCGATACCGATATATGGTTAACCATTCCGCTCATCATAGCCGGAATACAACACACTGCAGCATGACCCGCGAAGAAGTAGACGAAAAAGTAGCCGAAGCCCAGGACAAGGCTCAACAGCTTTCGAAAGAGAGTAATGATGCCGGAGGGCTGAAATACGGGCCCGTGACTACGATTATCGTAGAAAAAACCGGAGCCGACAAAGCCACCGTGGAAGAAGTAATCGTCGGGTTTATGAAGAAACCCACCCGCGCCGCCAAGATGATGGGTATGAATTATATCGCCAAGCAGGAAATCGACCGTGCCGGCGAAGTGATCCTCACCAGCTCCCTGATCAAGGAAGTATCCGATCCACGCCTGAGCGACGTATCGACCGATGATAATGTATTCATGTCCGCTGCACTGATCTGTGTGGCCGAGATAGAAGTCTACTCCGCCTACGTAAAAAAAAATTAAAGGAATTTGAAGTAGGCCACAGCGAACTCGAAAAGATGTACGCGTATGTAGCCTTCCATTATCACCTTGATCCCACAAAGATCGAGGAAGAAGATGTTATACGGCTCTGGAGCTATTTGGCATACAACAAACAGCGTCCCCTTCAGATAAAAAGTTACACGGTATTGGTTGAAGACAAATGAACGAAACGGTAGAATACATATTACGCATCCAGGACCAGATGTCCGGGTCCCTGAAACGGATCGAGGAGAATACCCAGCACATGAACAAAGGCATGGAACATGCCAAGGGCATGGTTTCGGAGCTGAAAGGGGCCTTCGTTGAGTTTCTTGCAGTTGATAAGTTATTCGAATGGGGAAAAGAGGCATTTGGTGAATATCAGAAAGCGGCTGAAGGCAATGCACAATTGGAAGCTACGTTAAAGAGTACCAGCGATGCCATCGGATTCAGCAAACAACAACTCGATGCACAGGCCCTTTCCCTGAGCCGGGTATCCTTAAATACCAAAGGTGCCATCACATCGATGCAATCGGTTCTCGCCACGTTTACCTCCATCAAGGGTGAAACCTTCAAGCAAACCCAGCAGGCCGTGCTAGATCTATCCGCCAAAATGGGAGGCGATTTACAAGGTTCGGCGATACAGGTAGGCAAGGCGATACAGGATCCTGTAAAAGGTGTCGCTGCCTTGCACCGTGTGGGTGTAAACTTCAACCAGACCCAGATGCAGATGGTCAAAAACCTGGTGGCGACCGGTCATGCCGCACAGGCCCAGCAGATCATCCTGAAAGAATTGAATACCGAATTCGGGGGCAGCGCTGCAGCGGCAGCTAAAGCCAACCCATGGAAGGTTATGCTGAATGGCCTGGAAGAAAAAATGGTCCGCATCGGCGGCATGGTAAACAAAATGATGATGGGGCTCGAGCCTATTATCAATAAAGTGTTCAACCTGATTGATGTAATATTTAATTCGGTAAGCGGCGGCGGCTTCGGAAATATGTTTAAAGAAGTGGTCAGCCAGGTTGGCCAAGTGGTAGATCTATTGGCATCTGTCCTGAAAGAGATATTGCCTTCGATTATCAGCATGCTCCGACCCATCATGGACATATTCAAAGTAATCTTTAATACGGTAATGGCCATTATACGGCCAATTATCTCGGCCCTGCAACCAGCATTTAAGGCAATAGCTGCGGTGGTAAAAATGATTGCCAACGAGTTCAAGTTCATGGCCCCGGTATTGGGCTTTATCGGGAATATTATCGGCACCATCCTCGGTTTTCTTATCCGGGTGGCTTCTGCCGTCATCATGCTGATCGTGAAGTTCGACGAATGGCTGATGAAAAGCAAGTTGTTCCAGGGAATATGGGTCGTGATACGCACCATTTTCGACGGCATTTCCAAAGCGGTTACATGGATCGTCGATAAAATAGAAAAGCTTTTTGGCCTGAAGGGAGGCTCAACCACATCTACCGATACCAACCCCTCGGATGAAAATGCGGAAGCGGGTGCGGATACGTCCGCACTTGCCGGTGGCACAGGGCCGAGCAATAGTCCTTCGGATGTGATGAGCGCGAACCAACCGAAAGAGGCCAAGCTGACGAACATCAATATTAAAATCGATACACTGGCCAAGCTCGATATCCATACCACGACCTTGGGCGCTTCTATTGGCCAGATCAAAGAAATGGTGGCCGCTGCGTTGCTGGGTGCCGTGAACAATACACAACTTCAAGTATCCGCCGGAAGATGAAAGAAAAACTCATACTCATAAACGCTTTTGGATTGTCTCCGCTGGTATCGGCCATTAAGGATGTGCCGGGAGTGTTGAATGCCAAAGCCAATAGTCTTGCGCCAAAATCACCAAATAATTATAACATATCCCAAAAGAGTACTACGCCTGACCCTTACCTGTACATTGGCTCACTGGGTACCCCCGTATGGTCCAATTTGGAAATAGAATCCGGTTCTTATATCGACAACAATGGCAACACGGTCAGCTACCCGGGCGTACAGATAGATACTGTACTTATTACGGTGGACCAGGCCAATATAGTAGTGAAGGATAAAGTGCAGGGCCTGGATGGAAGCATTAAGCAAACCGTAAGCGAGGATGATTGGATAATAAATGTGAAAGGGGTCATCATAGGCGGCCCTGATATCTATCCACGCCAGGTGGTGTCGGACCTGTTCCGTACTCTGAAATCGAAACTGGAGATACGCATCAACAACTGGTACCTGAACCAGTTCGGGATATACAATATCGTCATCGAGAATCGGAAGTTCCCCATGGAGGCCGGCCTGTATTCCCAACAAATTTTTGAATTCAATGCGGTATCTGATACCCCGGTAGAATTACAAATAACCAACTGATGGCACTTGTACCTCTTGTTAAAATACAAATACAACAGAACCCTACGCCGGATTATCCTACACGGAAGAATACGATCACGCTTCCATTTGTTATAGACTGCGATATAGAGCTGAGCTGGGCCTGCCTGACCGACAATGCCAAAATCGTATTCCCGAATAATATATACTATAAGGATCAGAATGGGAATGCCGTAGGCATAAGCGGTGGTATGGGTGGCTCGGTGCAGGGCAAACCCATCATAGCGTCTTCCGGAACGCAGGTGCCTTTGTTCCTGAGGGGCGATGCCATCACTATTACAGGAGGCTTTGGATACCTGGATAACCAGGGTAACGCCAAAACCATTTACCAGCAATTGTTCCAGGGATATATCTCCGGTGTTAAGAACAAGATACCCATTGAAATAGATTGTGAGGATAACATGTGGCTCCTGAAGCAGGTATTGGTCCCCGACCAGGTATGGGCCGACCCGATGGAGGACATGATCCAGCAAATGCTCGACCTGGTTAATGCGCAGAAGGGCACTAACTTTACACTCGGCAATAACCCGCAGGGTATTACTACGAATCTTGGCGGTTTCCGTACCCAGGGCGAAACCGTCTGCGAGGTGCTCACCCGATTGCAGAAGGATTATAAGATAGAATCCTTCTTCCGGGGTGCCACATTATACTGCGGTACCATTGTATACTACCCGAACTCGAACCCGATCCGTACCTTCATTCTGGAAAAGAACATCCTCGAGGGACATTCGCTGGAGTATACCCGTACCGATGATATTAATATTGCCCTGAAGGCTTACTCGGTAAATAAACTGGAACTGCAGACCGCCACCAAGCGCGGTGCGCTGAAGACAAAAAACACCCGGCTGGAGGTGATGGTGGGCGTAGTGAACGGGAAGTATGTGGCGTTAACGACATCCAAAGCCGACCAGGACCGGCAATCGAACTCGCAAATGCGCACCATGTACTTCTGGGATGTGACCAGCCTGTCCGACCTTACCCAGAAAGCTATTAATATGCTTCATCGGTTTTACTACGAAGGTTTCCGGGGATCGTTCACTACCTTGGGGCTTCCTTATGTGCAGCACGGGGACCAGGTAAACGTGCAGAGCATGCGGCTTCCGGAGTGGAACGGTACCTATTTTGTGAAGGGCATCAAATATAAACTTGGCGTATCAGGGTGGCACCAGACCATAGAAATAGATATGTTGAGCTCGATTTTTACACCTGCACAACTTGCACAGGGAATATGAGCGCTGATAGAAAAATACGAGATTCTGTAGAGCAATTGCTGGGAGAGTTTCTTGCCGACAAGGTGAATCTCATGTTTGGGAACGTCGTATCCATCCAAAACGATACCGCCGGCTTTCCTGCTTATTGTACGGTGGAATCGATAAGCGGGAAGGCGACCACGAATATAGAAAACGTGGCCCTGCAGGCCGATATATCGGATGGAGAACTGAAGGTCCCGGTTATCGGCAGTACGGTCATCGTGGCCTATTCCAAGTATAGCAATCCTTTCCTGGCCTTTGTATCCGACATCGAGAGTTATTACTATTACGGTAATACCTGGCAGCAAGGCGATGGCTCCTTCGGGGGTTGGGTGAAAGTAATCGACTTGGTCACCAAGTTGAACAACGTGGAAAACTTATTAAACGACCTGATTGGGAAATACAATGTACATACCCATTCGGGAGGTGGTGGACCTATTGGCCCTCCCACCCCGACAGAACCAACAATCATCAGCCCCATTACACAACGTTCCGACCTTGAAAATACCGAAGCCACCCATGGAGTATAAGTTCTATAAACCGGAAATGACGACCTACTTCGGTGGGATCATACGCTTTGAAAATGGGAAGGCACAGACCGCGGTACCGTATGGCATGAAGATTGGCGTGGAGCTATGGCTACCCACCATCCTGAGCCGGGAAGGCATGAGCTTTAAAGAAATGGCCGGCATGCTTGCTTTTAAAGTATACAAGGAACCCGGCGACTTTATATTCAACGAACCCATAACTCTGAACTGATGAGAAACCGCGTCGACATCGTATTGGTAAACAACGACATTTACATAGACCCGAACGTGAATGACCTGCCATTGCAGCCCAGCGACGCGCAGCATATCACCGATATCATCAATGCTTCCCCGGGCTGGTATAAGCAATATCCCCAGCTGGGTGTGGGCATTCTTCTTTACCTAAACTCCCCCGGGCGATTACAGCAGCTCTTGGCATCGGTACGGCTACAGCTCCAATCCGACGGCTACAGCTCCAATCCGACGGCGGTATTTTCCAATAATTCTCTTTACTCAATTACTGCCAATGCAAGCCTTAATTAAGTATACCACCGTTATTGAGGAAGTAATTGCGCTGTATGGTAGCTCCGATTTTAGTGTAAAGCTGATGACCGATAACCCGTGGATTGTGGGTATTGATTTCGACCTCACCCGGTATCAGGGCAAGCCCATCACCTACGATTCGACTGTGAGCCAGAATATACCGGCACCTGTGAACCAACAGCCGGCACCTTCGAATATATACAGATATACGGTCCAGCCCGGGCAGTCGCTACTTGATGTATGTATCCAGATTTACGGAAGCAACGATTACATGCTCAAGCTGATCACCGACAATAATTTAATAGGCGTATCACCCCCGAACCTTAATGGCACGGTACTTATTTTTGACAGCACATTGATAGCTCAACCCAGCCTATTCAATAAGAATAAGAACAAAGGAGTGGTGTATGCCACGTCTGCAGTAGCGCAAGAGGTTGTGTATTCAAATGAAGGTCAGACAATCATATATACTTCAGAGGATGGTTCAAAAATTTATACACCAGAAAGCTAACACAGCTATTCTATTATTATGTCTCTTTCTGGCTATATCCGGTACTACCCAGGTGTTATCTCCTTTTAAAGCGCTACCCATTGGCACCAGTGTGGACACGGTGAACGACCGGCTCGTATTTATGCACTGGAATGGCAGCACATTTGTGGACCAGCAATTACCTCCAAAATATTTAACCCGTATGGCCAATGCGATTGCAACCGGATTAGTATGGAGTGATACGCTCCCACGCCATAAAGCATTAGCGACAAATTATTATTGTGATAGTCTTTTTAAGCCAGGGGGTTCCAATAATTCTGTACAGTTCAACAACAATGGGGCCTTTGGCGGCTTTTGGCAATATGTCGCAGGAGCCGGTCCAGGTACGAATGTATTGGAGGTGAGCCAAAGTAATTACATCACGGGCCATAGCGGTAACTGGTCGCAGATAAATATGAATGATGGGTCAGGTGGTAATGACCAACAAATGCTTTTCTCAGCCGATGGAGGTTCAAATAATCACGGATTCATTTATCTCAATCAATCTTCATCTGGCTTTGCCTTCCATAATACACAGTTTATTGCAACGGGCACCACGATGCTTTTGCAGGATGCGTCTTCACCTCTTCAGGTGCAAGCTAATAACTCCACTTATTATTGGGGTGTAGATTGTTCGGCTCTGTCTGGTAATACGCAATGGACCATTCCTAACAACGGGATCGGATACCTCTATAATAATGGTTCTGGGGGACTCGCATACTATGACAGTATTATACAAAACAGCTCCTCAGTAACATGGAACAGAGCTGGCGGCAAGTTAGTCGCCTCCACCGTTAATAATGGAACTGTGACCAATGTAGCAATGACTGTACCCAGTGGCTTTAGTATTTCGGGTTCGCCTATAACTTCCAGTGGAACATTAGGCTTAACCTATAGCACAGAAACAGCACATTATGCCCTACTTGGTCCAACCGGAGGGAGTGCAGCGACACCAACCTGGAGGCCTATTTATAGCAAAGACATTTCAGGCCTAACAGATTCGACTTCTCATTCCTGGACATTAACCACCACGGGGACAAGTGGTGCGGCAACCTATTCGGGGAATGTATTAAACATACCCGTTTATGCAGGTACGGTTACTTCTATAGCCACCGGATATGGCTTAACAGGAGGTACAATCACAACAACAGGTACATTAAAAATAGATAGTACGCAAGGTAATCTATATGGTAGTCGCGTTTCATCTCAATATGCCTGGTATCATTATATCAATGCAATATTTGCAGGATCATCGAATATAACAACCGTCGGAACTCTTACCACAGGTGCAACGGGTTCGGGTTTTACCGTCGCTTTAGCATCCTCCACAATAACAGGAACATTATCAACTACAAACGGTGGCTTAGGTGCAAATGAAGGCTCCGCTACAGGCGTGGTTCAAATGAGTTCAGGATCAACATCGGTAAGTACAGCATTGGCAAATGCCACGACAGCTACAACACAATCGTTTGGTGATGCGAGTACGGATGTCTCAACCGATGCTTATGCAGAAGGTATTAATCCCGAAATATCCGCATTACGGGCATTAGGCTCCACAATACAGGACCAAACATTGGAATGCAAGATAAAAGACATCACCACCTCCAATACGTTGAATAGTGGCACTTGTTATTTCTTTGCTATTTATATTCCAAGAACACAAACTATTACTGGAATTAATTTTTACATGGCAACTACCGGAATCTATACAACATCACATTATAACGGAGTTGCATTATATTCTTATTCGGCAGGAACAATGACATTGGTTGATTCCACAACAAGAAGTTCTACGGTATTTAAAGCAACGGTAAACACAACTGTTTCGGCCGCATTTCCAAGCACATATTCGGCCAGTAGAGGTGTCTATTACGTAGCGATATTATATTCTCAATCAGCAGTAACAACGCCACCTGCATTCGGTTCGCCGACAAGCGTGGCTAATATTGGTATACAGCAATTGAATTTCACGAATAGTGCAACATTGGCTGGCGATATCAGTGGACAAACAGCATTACCCACAACACAAACAATGTCGGGATTAACGGGAAGCACTCCAGCAATAATATGGTTTGGATTATACTAAAAACATGAAAAAAGCAGTATTTATTTTATTGTTAAGTCCTTTGTTTGTAAAGGCACAGGACACTACCCAGGGATATAATATCGCTTGCCGAATGGCCACATCTGATATTCCGAATACTGCCTATGTAATAATTCCAAAGCAGGCATACGTTATCGGCATCGATTCTCTATGGATAATAATACCTAATGTACAGACCACAACACCGAAAAGAGCATTGGTGAAGATATTGCGCTGGATTAATCCAATTACCAATAACCAGGACTTTTTAAAGGCAAGAAATTTCAATAACATAACTATACAATAACCATGGAGCACATCGCCGACATCGTTAGCAATGTAAACCAGGTCCACCCCATTTTCGGGAAGCTAGCCATGGTCATTATGGTAGGAGCGTTCTTGTATGGGTCCATTACCCTACAGAACACCTCTTTTATAATAAGTATCTGTTCCGGGTCCGTGGCCCTCGCATATTACATCTGGCGCTGGAGAAAAGAATATTTAATTTATAAAAAGACAAAAAAATGAAACTCGTAAACACCCGCCTTATTTTTACAGAGAACAGCACGATCGGCAAATTGACCGTTGATGGTGCTTTCTTATGTTACATCCTGGAGCCGACCGACCGAGGGCTAGATGCATCAATGCCTTTAAGCGAATTACAGCGCCTGAAGGTATTCGGCAAAACGGCCATTCCTATCGGCACATATAATCTACAGTTAATATCGGGGGTTCCAATCATCAATAGGTTCCCATGGATCACGAAATATTACCCGAACAATACCTTCATGGTGCCGGAGCTGGAAAACGTACCTGATTACGAGGCAGTGCTTTTACATCCAGGGAATTATCCCAAGGATACCGAAGGCTGTTCCCTGGTCGGCATGACCATTGCCGGGCCCGACTTTGTCGGAGATACCCCCGACGCATTTGTAAAGCTTCAGAAAACCTGCTTCGACGAAATCAAGGCAGGCAATGCGACTTATACCTTAACCCGTGACCCGCAAGCATGGACGGCATTCCAGGCAAAAACCAACAAATAAAATTAATATGAAATTCTTTCAGCAGATCTGGGCGACCCCCAAAGTGCATGGCCTGATACAAGCCATGGGCAGCGCCGTAGTAGGTGCTGTATTGCCATTCGTAATGGCGTTCTATACCTATGTGTCGAATCCGGCCGGAGTCACCTACCAGGTTCCCAGCCTTAAATCGGTTGTCGGTGCGGCAGTATGTGCGGCCCTTTCCGGAGGCATCGGCTATGCTATCAAGCAAGGCTGGCTCGGTAGTTCGAATATAACTCCACCTGCAGCGAAATAATGACGACGCTTTATCTCCTCACTCCGAAGCCGAACAATGACGGGAAGAAACTGGCCGTGCTGGTTATTCTCTTCCTGATAGCGGTTCTGTTTGGAACCATCTATTCACATTGAGGAATGCATGTGCTGTTTTGGGAACTGGTAAAGGCTGCCATTGCCGGTGTAGTCGAATCCGCCGCGGGGGAATGGGTAAAGAAGGTATTTAAACGTAAGAAAAAGTAACCAATTAAAATCAACATAATGGGAACATTCAGAATCGTGATTCAGGCAACCGGAGGCCATGGAGTAGACCGCTCCAAAAAAGAAGGTGAAAAAGTCGACTTCTACGCTGAAGGAGAAAGCTCTCCAGATGCCATCGCTAAAAAATGCCTGGAAGAATTAAAAGCGAAGGGCTGCCAGATTGAACAAGCTCGGATCATCCACTGGCCAGAGACGGAAAGCGAAGTATCGGATAACCTCGAAACTGGAATAAGAAAAGGCAATTTTTAATCTTTAATAAACAACAACAAAATCATGGGAAAGACAATTTTCTCCGACATTGCCACCATTTTCGGGGCAGTAAAAACAGAAGCCGAAAAGATCGTAAAAGCCATTGAAGGCGAAGCCTCGGTTATTGCGAAGGACTTTTGCAAGAACCTTTTACCAGCCATAACCAAAGCCGAGCAGGATGTAATGGCAGTCATTGCCACCATCAAGGCCGATGAGCCTGCCCTGATCCAGGAAGGTGAAGCTTTGATTCAGGATATCCTGGCATTTAAAGCTGTTTTGGCCGCGCTGTAATCAGTTTAAGCTTCCAAGCAAGGACGAAAAAAGGTCGAAGTAATTTCGACCTTTCTTTGTTTCCCGCTCCTCGAACTGGACTTGAACCAGTGACCCTCTGATTAACAGTC